TACCAGGGTGTTATTGTTTTCTAAGGAGGAAACTATGATTAAATTTATCGAAAGAAACAAAGAGATCATTAGCACACTCAGTATCGTAGCATTAGTAACTGTTTTGTCGAACGGAGCCAATGCTGATTCAGGTCTTGATACTAAAAACAACTTGAGCATAGAACAGGCTCAGACATTGGAAACCGCCTCGAAAGAGGTTTTTTTGGTTTCTAAGGCTAAAAAGTTAGAGAGTTTTGAGAACAAGGTTTCTCTGACTGATTTAGAACTAAAGGAACTGCTTTCACTAGTAGGCTTCAAGGGTAAAGACCTTGTAGTTGCTTGGGCAGTGGCTAAAAAAGAGTCTAATGGGCGACCATTGGCTTTTAACGGCAATCACAAGACTGGTGACTCGTCTTATGGTATGTTCCAAATTAATATGATTGACGCTCTTGGTCCTGATCGTAGAACCAAGTTTGATCTTGACTCTAACGCTGAACTATTCAATCCCGTCAAGAATGCAGAGATTGCATACTACATGACAAACGGTGGAGATGATTGGTCCTCATGGAAGGGCATCACTCCAAGAACCAAATTTTGGATGAGTAAATTTCCCAAGTAAAATATAATAACTAGAGGCACCTGTAGGGTAAAACCTATGGGTGCTTTTTAGTTTCTTAATATTAAATTAATTGCTACTCGTGGGGCTACTAGTGTTTCAACCTCGTGAGCAAGATTTTTAGGGATAAAAACAAAGTCGCCTTCTACAAGATGATGCTCATTCTCTAAATTCTCTCCTGTGCGCCAAATCATCTCACCTTTAACTACCCACTGGAATTGATCAACATAGTCTCTATGTTTACTTCCTACAACTCCCCTGTTTTTCATTAAAGATACTAAGCAAAAATTACCAGTATAAATATCTGCTGGATAATGTGAAAGACCCCACTCAGTTACTGGACCCAACTCTGGGATTATAGACATGTATAGGTCGTTGGTATCATAAAGTTGAAAAGCCATTCTTGACCAAAACCTACATTTTAATCTCATGTCAGAAGATTCGCCTTCAACAAAATCATTTAAAAGATATGACCTGTCTGGGAAAGCAGTCAAATCCTCATCAACATACTTAGAAACCATTGACATAATTGTATCTAATGATGGCAAATTTGTAAAAACATTTTTAAATATATGGATTCTGTTTTCTAACCTTGCCTGCTCAACTAAAGCCATGTCTATCATTATTTTAGCCAACTAACAACTGCGTATCTCGTTCCTTCTATTACTGGAAGAACTGAGTGGTTGTAAATATAGTTTGATGGAAATACTATAAACTCATTTGCTACTGGTTTATATGTTAAATTAAATCTTGGAAAAGAAATCTCTCCTCCAGTATAGTCATCATTAATATAGTAGACCCAGGACATTCTTCTATGATGATCTTTATGATCGTCAATATGGTTTGTAAACTTTTGTCCCTCGCCATATTTTAATATGCTATATTCTTCGTGAGATGTAGTGTCTAGTTGATGATCTTGTTTGTAGTCTGATTCTAAAGGACCAAAACCAGTTAAAAACATATTTGATAAACTTGAATTAAAAGCGTCTTGTAAATTTATAAAATCTTCATTTATAAAATCTTTATAATTTACACTAATAAGCATTGTGTCTCTGTAATTTGTGTCTACCTGTATCTTGTCATCTTTTTGTATTGAAGATTGCATCCACTGCTGTCCAGAAGTAGAAAGTCCCTCTTCAATGTCTTGAACTAAAGTATCATAATTTTCAAGAACGTCAGAGTATACGACTATCCCTGGTGCTAACTGTCTTTTTTTCATTACCATTTTCCTATTGGACATGAAGCCATCTTAAGTTTAGTCTTTGCTGCCATAAAACACCCACACTTTTTACACTGTGTTGTTAATTTAATCAATTCTGGGCATCCTTTGCATATAGAAAATCTTTCTTTTGCTACTTCATCTTCTACATAATTTTCTTTATCTAGCAAGTGCCAAGGTCTTGATTCTCCAAGACTTTCCTTATATTTTTCCCACGCTGACAATTCTTTGTCCATAAATATCCTCCTCTTACTAGTATATCATAATGACTAGTAAGCGCATTGACCGTTACAACATGTTGGGCAATTCTGCCAGATGTAATCAAGATAGCAAGTACAGTTCGATGGGGTAACAGAAGGAGTTACGGCTGGGGTAACAGCAGGTGTTACTGCTGGTGTGACCGCAGGTGTTACTGCAGGTGTTACTGCAGGTGTTACTGCTGGGGTAACGGCTGGGGTTACTGATGCAGGTTGGCAACCTGTGTCTGTTGTTATGTTAGGGCAAGTACCTGGGGTATAGCAAACATATGTGTTCATTATTCCAGAAGCACAGACGCTTGTTGATACAGCCCTTGTACTGTTATAACTTTGTGTTGGTGAACATGAAGTACAGTCAACTGGTGTTACTGCTGGTGTAACTGCAGGTGTAACTGCTGGAGTAACTGCAGGTGTAACTGCAGGTGTTACTGCAGGTGTTACTGCAGGTGTTACTGCAGGTGTTACTGCACAGCCAAGACCTACATAGAACTTAGTTCCTGAACTTCCATCAGAGCACTTGTACCACTTCTCTTGGTAATTGCTACATCCTGGACATGAACCATCAGGGCAAGAACCACCGTAGACTCCTCCAGTTGTAACTCCATAGGTGTCATTGTTTGGACATGCTGGTGCTGGAGTAACTGCTGGAGTAACTGCTGGTGTGACTGCAGGTGTTACTGCTGGTGTGACTGCAGGTGTAACGGCAGGGGTGACTGATGCTGGTGTACATCCTGATTGATTACAGTTTGGAAGTGTTGCCCCTGACTCATCTGTTCCTGAGTTTGTACAAAGGTTTGTTGAGTAGTCTCTTAGATAAGTTCCATTTGAGTTCTTAACTTGATAGTTACACTTACCGTCATAGTATGTATAGGTGTAAGTGTTAGGACCTGTTGCAGGGGTGACTGCTGGTGTGACAGAAGTACAATTTAGTGCAGTTGTTGAGACTCCTTGTGGATCTATTGTGCTTCCTGGTGTGGCTGCACAGAGTGCATTTAAACCAGTTGTTGCTGCTGATGAACTAGAATATTGTCCACTAACCCCTGGGCTATCAGTACAACAAGCGTAATATGTTTGAGTTGTTACTGGTGTAACCTGCTGATTACATGTTGTACATGAAGTTGTTGATATTGTAAATGCCTGAGTTTCCTGGCTTCCAGTTTGATTTGGACCAGAGTACATTCTTAGAGTTGATGTTTTTGTTGTTCCGCAAGGTAATGATGCAGTCCAATATCCACCGCTTCCTTCTCCAGATTGAGTAGCAGTCCAGCCTGTACTATTTGTAACAGCCCATGATGCTCCAGTTCCTATCCAATTAATACTAATTGAAGTACAGTCGCTAGACTCCTCTATGATACTGATACTTGGCTGGATGGCTGGTGTTACTGATGCAACATAATTCCACATTGTAAGGTTAACACTTGATCCTGATTGAACCGATGTTCCTGCTGTAGGAGATTGGCTTTGAACTTTTTCAGCATTTGCAGAATCATATGTGGTTGATCCCGTTGCAAAACCTCCTACTGATAATCCTGCTGCATCAATTGCACTTGTTGCTGCTGCCTGTGTTAAGCCCACAACATTTGGAACTGTTCTCATTACTACGGGTGTAACTGGTGGCGTTACAGGAGTTACTGGTGGCGTTACAGGAGTTACTGGTGTTACTGGAGTTACAGGTGTTACAGGAGTTACAGGAGTTACAGGAGTAACTGGTGTTACTGGTGTTACTGGTGTAACTGCAGGTGTAACTGCTGGAGTAACAGGAGCAATAACTGCACCTTCGTAAACATCGCCATAAAAAATCCAAGTATCTGTATCGATCTTTAATAGCGTTCCTTTGCTGTACTGTCCATCTAAAAATAGTTGTGAATTTTTGCTTCCTATGATAACTCCAGAACTTGCAGATAGAGTTGTTTTTCCTGTTCCAATTTCAACAAGGTTATATTGATATCCAATTGGAATAGCAACTGAAGAATTTGACGGGATAGTCAAAGTCATTGGAGTAGTAGTAGAAAGAAGAATAGTCTTGCTAGCATCTGCTAAAGTTAATGTAAAACTTGAACCCTTAGTGACTACGGATGTTGAGTTTGCAACATAAGATTTTGTAGCAACTGTAGAGTCAATGTCAAACTGTGTAGTTACGGCATTCCAGTCAATACCAACACCCGCAAGTGTGGCTTGATCTACAACAGAGTTATCAATTTTTGTATCTAAAGCATCTAGGTATCCTGCAATTGATTTTGGGTTAATTGCTGCAGAGTTTGCTGGAATTACCGCTTGACCTGTTGGAGATACTGATCCATAATGATATAGTCTTAAGGCTTCTTGAATATCAGCAGACTGGTCATATCCAGGAATTAGGGTGGGGTATTGACCGTTGCCAGTTTCTGTGTCATCAATATATTCAGCAGCCATTACATATCACCATCTTAGATTATACCACCGTAATTAGGAAATGGACTACGTGTGTTCCGCTAAGCCCTGTCCAAGCACTTCCTGAAAACTCAGCAGCGTTAATACCTACTGGTAATATGATGTCCCCTGTTGCTGACTCTATTGTAATTGGCTTTACTACTATTGAGTGGGCAACGGGTTTTGTTGGATTTGAGAAGGTACATTGAATGTTAAACTGTGAAGCAGTTAGCCCACTTATAAGACTAGTTGGGACTATGTTAGAAATCTTAAAGTCTATGCTTTCTGTGGCTACCCCGTTAGTAAATGATACGTTTTTATTAGCACTATATTTGTCTACCATAAGTTTGCTTATTTCAACCCAGGTTAGAACATCATTGACCTGCATTAACTGGTAGATCATCAAGTATTTAGAGTCTGTTGTTAATATGTTTATATAGATATCTAAGACTTGTACATTTTCTGGATTTGTTTGGTCATCTGGATGTCCATATCCAAAAAGAAAAAGATTTCCTCTTTCTCCTTGAGAGCCAAAGTCAACCTCAACATTTACATTGGCTGTACCACCAATAACTTTTACATCGTCAGTTGATACAAATACCTCTGTCATGCTACAGTCCACTTTGCATAAAGTATAACTGGATTGTATGGAGATTCTGGAGTATAAGAATTATTTGTTACCTGTGTTCCCGATCCTGCAGGACCAGTAAACCATCCGCCAAAAGTATGTCCTGTTCTAATTGGTGCTGTTGTTGGAATTGACGCAATTGCCGATTGCGGAATATAAGATGTTGATCCTCCAACTTGACTTGTTGTTGCACTCTGGTTATCATATGTAACTGTTGGAGCATTCCACTTAGGATAAAGTTTTATATCTGCGTTAGCAAGAGGAATTGTTGATCCTGCTGAATATACAGTTCCTGTACCATCTGCAAACTTTGTCCAACCAGCAAAAGTGTATCCTAATCTTGCAAGAGTTCCGTTGTTTGCAACGACAACATTTTGATTTGGAAGGTATCCATTTGTATCTACTGGAATTGCTCCACTTGTTGCATTTATATTATGATAAATAACTCTATAGGTTGGAATTGCTTTATTAGGGGTTCCAATATCTTGTGTTACATCATCTGTTACAGAAATAGATCCTGTCAAAAGAGTAAAAACTTTGTCGTATGTATTTGGTCCTTGAGCATAGACTTGAATATCATATACATAAGTCTTTGCTGCATCCATAAGTTTTGCATTGTCTGGAGTGATGGCACAGGTGATGTATGTGTTATCGTTTGAGATTATCGCACTTGCTCTGATCTGTCCTAGATCTACCCCTGCCACCCCACGTGTCTCAGCAATTGTAAAAGTAGCGTTTCCATAGTCCGTTAGATAAAAGATTGACCCATCTGTTTTTTGAGGGTATACTTTAAACTCATGGGTATCACCCTTGTAGTAGTTTATATTGAGTTCTCCTGGAAATGCCATAGTTTTATTATACCACGCTGACATATACAGAATTGAAAATTACAGAAGCATCAAAGTCCGTTCTAATCTGAGGAACTGCTCCGCTACCCCACATACTCTGGTCTTCAATAAATATTTGTTGAGTAACAGAAAGGTTGTAGGTGTTCTGGTATTTTAAAGATCCTACCAACTGAACAAATTCCCTACCCTTGCTTGCAAAATATGTTCTTAGCCAAACCTCAGTGTTAGACGTATAGGTAGTTAGTTCAAAGTTATATGTTATGAATACCTGGGATCCTTCCTTTATACCGTGAAAGTTTAAGGCTCTCTGGTGGCTATTCCAAAGACTTGTGCAATCTTTTGGAAGGTACTTTTCGTTTTGGTTTTTATCCTTAGTGTCAAGTAGAAGAGTTACCCAACCATCGTCTCCTTGAGATATACCAAGTTTTATTGGTTTGTCAAAAACATTTGTGTATGAAGCCCACCCTGCTTGTTGACCTGAAGAAGATAAAGAACTTAATCCGTTTTGTCCAGTTAGTCCCTTTTCTCCCTTTTGTCCCTTTGGTCCTTCTGGTCCTTGGGGCCCTGGCAATCCATCTTTTCCATCTCTACCTGCTGGTCCTTGTGGTCCAACTGGTCCAGGGACTGGAAGAAAAGATATTGAACTTTCTTGAGTTGGAGATGCTTGAACCTGTTCTACTTGTGCAGCATAACTAGATTTTTTTGCATTAGGGAAGTCCATAGATTTAGAGGCAGCCATATAGACATTATCTCACAATATTATTTATTTACTTTGAAGGTTTTGTTTTTAATTCTGATTACTGGAGGTAACTCAGGTCTAGGAGAAGTTACTTTTACGACTGCCATTATAGACTTCCTGTAATATCACCAATGACTGATATGGTTCCAATCAAAGGTGTCCAGATTGTATTTACATCAATGGTTACTTGAAGATCAAAAGTTAATTCAGTAACAACTGATTTATAACCAACACCCCAGTTAGCGGTCAAAATTGCAGGGGCTAGAATATCTACATAACCAGCACCAGGGGTAACTGTAAGAGCATCTAAAATATCAGATTGAGGATCATAAGAAGTAGCCTGATATGTCCATTCAGAGGTATCAAAATATGTGGTTTCGTCATCTTCTAAAAATTCAACACGAAGCGGAGAGGTATCTCCTCTAACGATCTGCCATTTAATTCTGGCTGGATCTGCTCCAAATATCTCAGGTGAACATAGATTCATAATATCTAGATTATACCATAAAAAAAGACTAGTACTCAGGCTGGTGGGTATGAGAGACAAACCAGAGTACTAGTCAGATTAAAGTATATCATATCAGTACAATTTGGACAGTGATATTTAAAGTTATCAAATTGTTATAATAGGTAATGTCCGTTTTGTCATAATAAGTCTTAATAGTCAGGATGTCGGATAGTGTATACTTAAAATATATAAGAAAAAAGAACTATCTTTAAGGTTTGTATTTACAAGATATCTTATATATAGTATATAGGAGAATTACTTCTTATCAAATTTAGCAATATGGTCGATTAAAATCTTATACATTTCGTCAAGTTTTTTCTCTTGTCTATCTCGTGACACTATAGAGTCTACTCTTTGTTCGTCCAAAGCACTTTCTAATCTTGAAACCTGGTCTTTTAAACTTGATCCAGAATTCGGCTTAAGTTCGCTGAGATAATGTTTTACCATCCACTTGATAGCAAAGGCTATTGATGATACAATTGTAAGGATGGCTACTATAAGGGAAGCCCAGTCTTGGATTGTCATAACTAGATTATTATAAGGGGTATTTTACAAAAATGAAAACAGCCATCCTCAAAACACTTGAGCATTCTAAGAATTTGATTATATCTCCCGACATGGATGGTTTTATGACCGCAAAATTATTGGAGCGTTTTAACGGTTCGAAAATAGTGGGTTCATATGATAAAAATATTTTATGTCTCGCCGATGGAGTCAATGCCGAAGAATGTTTGTTCGTCGATTGCGATATGAATCGAGAAGAGTTTGTTTCGCTCGGAAATCATATGCGTTTAATTCGAGACGGTATGTCGAGTAAATCCTTTAATCCTAATGTGCACTTCGACGTGGAGACATATAGCGACAAGTTCCCCTATGCAACCGCTTTTTTGATTTCGTTCGCAACAGAGGTTGATCTCTCCGAACAAGACCTTATACGCATGGCTTTCGCTGACTCAACTCTAAAGAACATGGAGAAGTACAGCGATAACATGCGAAACTGGTCTACACGGATGGATCATTTTGCAACAAGGTACATTACAGACAATTCGGACATTGCAAGAAGAAATGATGCACAGGCAAGGTTTGATTATGTAGACCAAGCATTTGTATCTAAAAGGTACGGCAAGGAAAGATACCTGGATACCCTTAATAAGGCCCTAGCAGACCAGGAGATGGCTTTTGAGCCATTAGTCCAGGGTATGAAGTATGTATCAGACAAAGTAGGCATCAACACCGTTATAAGGTACAATAGAGATATCATCTCTTATGCAGAGATATTTACAGGAGAGTACTCCGTAACTTACGATCAGGAGATAGCGTGGAAATAGAATTTTTTAATAAAGATGCCAGAGAAACATTCCTGTCTCCTAACAGCGTAGATCTTTTTATATCTCATTTCCCATTTTATCAAAGAAATTTTATTGCATATGGTGGAGATCCGTCCTTACAATTACAAAATGCACAGGATACTGAAGAATTTCTTGAATCAGTGCTAAAGGTTATAAAGCACATGGACTACGCCTTAAAGGATAGTGGTAGCATAATTCTAATTTTACCTAATGGACCTAGAACGTTTAGGATTATTGCAGATATAATCAAAGAAACAAAATTATGTCCTAGTAGGGCTATTACTTGGGATTTTGAAGAGTGGGCACAAGAAATAAGTGGGGAAAAAGATGCTTCTGGTATGGGAACAAATCTAATATTTCATATAACCTATTCTGAGAACCTTCTTTGGCGTATAAAAGGTTTCAAAAGTTTTATTATAAAAGAGGGGTTTGGGGCTTCACCTGAAGATCAAGATAAATATGGGGATATTGCATTTATAAATGATGCTTTGCCTCAAAACCTGTCTGATTTGCTAGTGCTTACATTTTCAAAAGAGGGAGATGTCGTTGCAGACATTCTTGCAGGGACGGGCACTGTCGCTATATCAGCATTAAAAAATAACAGAAAAACAATCTATAACGACTCTTCGACGGAACAGATAAAAGTTGCAAAAAAACGGATTGATGATATAATAGGATATAGTCAGAATACTACAACAACAATAGAAAAAGGAGTGGGTATGACAAAAGAAGAAGCAGTATCAATTATGATGGAAAGCATCAACGCAGATAATCTTGCATTAGGTCTTCAGGCTGGAATAGATGAAGAACAACTAAAAAGCCAAATTGAGCAAAGCCAGCCAAGCCTTGGTTTTATGATGTCAAATATCTATGATAAGTTACAAGCAGGTGGCGTAATTGCCTAAGTTTTATTACAAACCAATTTTAGAAAAGATTCAAGAAGCATATCTGACC